TTCGCGAAAAATACAAGGCGTATTATGAGAGAGGTAATTGGCTCGGTTTCGATCGAGCAACTATAGATTTCTATAGAATAGTTACTTCTTTTCATTTTCATAAAACTCATAAACGAAGGGTGAGAAAAACAATGAATAACGTATTACATCGGTCAAAATTGTTTCTAAATCGTAATGGTTCAACTATTCTAACTTGTTTAGGAGGTGCTGGTGTTGTTGCGACAACCGTAATGGCAGTTAAAGCTACACCTAAAGCTTTGATGTTGTGGGAAGAAGCAGAAAAAGAAAAGGGCGAAGAACTTACTAAACTGGAAGTAATTAAAGTTGCAGGTCCTGTATATATTCCGTCTATATTGGTTGGTGCATCCACCATAGCTTGTATATTCGGAGCTAACATGTTGAATAAAAAACAACAGGCCGCTATTACTAGCGCATATGCTTTATTAAATAATTCTTATAAAGAATACAAGAATAAAGTAGAAGAATTATACGGCGAAGAAACATCGAATACTATTAGAAACGAGATAGCTAAGGATAATTACGATCCAGAAGAAGTAGTAACCGTTGATGGCGAACAGTTGTTTTACGATTTATATTCCGAACGATATTTTGAATCAACTATAGAGGCCGTACAAAGGGCAGAATATCGGATTAACCGACACTTAGCAATGCGAGACTACGCATATTTGAATGAATTTTATGAGGAATTAGGTCTACCGCCGATAGATTCCGGATATAAACTCGGGTGGTCTACCGGAGCGTGTCTGGATATATATTGGCAGACATGGATCGACTTTTCTCATGAAAAAGTAACATTGGATGACGGTTTGGAGTGCCATATTATCACAATGCAGACCGAACCGATCATCGATTTTGAAGAATATTGTTGAATAATCGCGAAAAAAACATGCTGTTTTATGGAAAGGAGACGATTAAAATGAAACTATTTAACAAAGTAGAAATTAACGAAAAAGCTGTATGGGGTGTCGTAGCACTTGGAGCGTCAGTTTTAGGTCTTATTGCAGGAACTAAAAATGACAAATACAAGCAGGATGCACTTACAGACGAAGCGGCTAAAAGAGCTACAGAAATGGTTTTGGAAAAACTGTCTACTGAAAATAACTAAGGGGCTTATTACAAGCCCTTTGGTTTTTTATTTGTCTAAATAATGAAAGGAGAATGATATGTCATGGGAAAGACAAATGCATCTAGGCTTATTAACAACGTTAGAATGACGCTATCAAAGCATAGTCCAGAAATTCTAACCGGCATCGGTATTGCTGGAATGATCAGCTCGACCGTACTTGCCGTAAAAGCCACACCAAAAGCGCTGAAATTAATCGAAGAGGAGAAAGAAGCCGTATATCTTGAAGGTGAAAAAATGCCACCTATCGAGGTTGTCAAGGTGTGTTGGAAATGTTATATTCCAGCAGCAGTAACCGGAGTGGCATCTATCGCATGTCTTATTGGTGCTAGTTCGGTAAGCGCAAGACGCACCGCAGCATTAGCGGCTGCTTATCAAATTTCAGAAACAGCTTTGAGCGAATATCGAGAAAAAGTTATTGAAACAATCGGTGAGAAAAAAGAACAGACGGTACGTGAAAAAGTCGATAAAGAGCGTATCGAAAAGAATCCGGTAAGTAGAAACGACGTTATCGTTACCGAAAAAGGAAATACATTATGTTATGATTCTTTATCCGGAAGATATTTTAGGTCAGATATCGACAAAATTAAGAAGGCAGAGAATATTCTCAATAAGAAAATGTTAAGCGATATGTATGTATCCCTTAACGAGTTCTATGATGAGTTGAATCTTGACCACACCGACATCGGCGATGAGTTAGGCTGGAATATAGACAAAGGTCTAATTGATTTATATTTCAGTTCTCAAATTGCAGATGACGGTACACCATGTATTGTGGTCAACTATAGCATCGCGCCTAAATACAATTATTCAAGATTAGTATAATCGCGAAATTTACAAGTGCTGTTATGAGAGGTAAACACCTCTTGAAATATTTTTAATTTGAAAGGAAAAAGAAAAATGATGGATGTTAACGAAAACGTAATGAACGAGGAAGTTATGGAGACTGAAGAAACCAACGAGACTTCTGGAAACGGAATTGTGGGTTGGATTATCGGCGGTGTAGCAGCTATTGGTGCGGGCATAGTGCTCGGCACGAAGGTTATTAAACCGTGGATTGAAAAACGCAAGGCTCGAAAGGAAGCACTCGAGGTGTCTTATCTTGAATGCGACTCGGACGACGAAGTTGAATCCGAATAAGATTTCTAAAATTAGAAAAAGAACGGTGTTTAACTAAAAAGGGAGTATCCTAAAAACAGGATATTCTCTTTTTATTTCCGTATCGAAAGGGGACAATCAAAATGGATGAGTATAAACCAAACTCACACAAATATAAGGACGAGCAAAAAACAGGCCGTACTGATGATAAAAAGAAAATTGAAAAAGTAGTCCGAGGCACAGTAAAAACTAAGAAAAAGAGCGAAATCAGCAAACTTGCTTCTGTATTTGTCGCAGAAGATATGAGAAGTGTTGGCACGTATCTTTTAACAGATGTTGTTGTACCCGGAATTATCAACACTATTGAAGACCTCGTAACTAAAGGCATTCGTATGTTATTACGTGGCGAAGGCAGTTCATCAAGAGGTTCTACTGCTTCTAAAATTTCTTATAGAAATTACTATGATAAGAGAGATGAACGTGGCAGATATGATGAGCCAAGACGAGCCGGATACAATCACGACGATATTGTTCTTGAGACACGAGGCGAAGCTGAAGAGGTTCTTACTCGAATGGATGAAATCATTGAGGAATACGGCGAGGTATCCGTTGCGGATCTGTACGACTTAATCGGTAAATCTTGCGCATATACCGACAATAAATACGGTTGGAAAAACATTCGCAATGCCGAACCGGTAAGAGTAAGAGATGGATATTTGTTGAAGTTGCCTAAAGCGCTTCCTTTGAATGAGAGGTAGTGTTTTATGGTCGACTTAGTGAATCATCCTGAACATTATAAAACCAAATCCGGTATCGAAACGATCGAGGTCATCGAAGCTTTTACATCCGAATTAATGGGTATAGAGGCCACCGATACCGGTAACGTAATAAAGTATATTTGTCGTTGGAAAAAGAAAAACGGCATCGAAGACCTTAAAAAGGCAAAATGGTATATCGAACATTTAATTAAACATTTAGAAAAGGAGAGTAATCAATCATGAAAAACTCAAATCTCATGAACAGCGTCACAAGAACGTTCAACAGAGCTGGTTTACAACTAAAGAAACACAGCCCTGAGATTCTTATCACGGTAGGTATTGTTGGTACTGTGGTAAGTACAGTAATGGCTTGTAAAGCTACAACAAAAGTAAGCACGATCATCGATGAAGCGAAAAACAATGTTGATATCATCCACGATTGTGTTCAGAATCCAGAAATGGAAGATAAGTATACAGTAGAAGATAGTAAGAAGGATTTAGCAATCGTATACGCACAAACGGGTGTTAAGCTCGCTAAATTGTACGGCCCGGCTGTAGTTCTTGGAGTTACATCTATCGGTTGCATCCTTGCTTCTAATAATATTATTCGTAAGCGCAATCTTGCATTGGCAGCCGCTTACACAACTCTTGATCAAAGTTTCAAAGATTACAGAAATCGTGTTATCAAACGTTTCGGCAAGGAACTTGATAGAGAGTTAAAGTATAATATCCGAGCAAAAGAAGTCGAAGAAGTTACTATCGATGAAAACGGTAAAGAAAAGACGGTTACTAAAACTATCGAAGTAGTTGATAAAAATCTTCCTAGCCCATATGCAAAATTTTATGACGACGGTTGTATCGGTTGGGATAAAAATGCGGAACTTAATTTGGCATTCCTTTTGCAACAGCAAAACCATGCTAACGATCTTCTTAAATCTAGAGGACATGTATTCCTTAATGAAGTGTACGACATGCTTGGTATTCCTAGAACACAAGCCGGACAGATCGTAGGTTGGATTTATGACGAAAAGAATCCGATCGGTGATAACTATATCGATTTCGGAATCTATGATATTTACAATGAAAAAGCTCGCGATTTCGTAAATGGATATGAACGCGTAGTTCTTTTAGACTTCAATGTTGATGGGGATATTTACTCTTTAATGCATTGAAGGGATGGAATTAACGCAATAGGTTCGGGAAACCATTGGCGAGATATGTTTGACTATCCTGGATTGTATCAATATCTGGAATAGAAAGGAGGGCTATAATGACCGGTAGAGAATTAATCATGTATATTCTAGCTAATAATCTAGAAGACGAACCTGTTTTTAAGAACGGAAAGTTTATCGGTTTTATAACCGCTGAAGAAGCAGCCGCAAGAATGAATGTTGGATATTCGACCATTTATGCGTTGATTTCGCAACATAAAATAGACGGAATATTCATCAGAGATAAAGTATATATTCCGGCGAATTTTGAGTTACCTACTTGACACCCTTAATGACGTATATGAAAGGAGTTAAGCTGTGAGAAATAGTTCAATCCTTATTTCTTATACACTAGCGGCATTGGCTGGTGTATGCTTCGTACACGGCCTTGTCATATTGACTAAATAAAGGGGGTTTTGATATGCATCGACTAGAGGTCATCATATCAATGTTAGATCATTCATTGGACACAAAGAGGAAACGTCACATTGCGGGAGGAATTCTGTTAAGTGCTTCATTGCTTTTTGGCGGATTGGCCCTGACCATCATGACTTTGAAAGCGGAGGATAATGAAGAAGATGAAAAACACAATGACTAGTTTATTTATATTCGCAGTAGGAGCTGCGGTCGGATCTGTGGTTACTTGGAAGCTAATAAAAACCAAGTACGAGCAGATCGCACAGGAAGAAATCGATTCTGTTAAGGAAGTATTCGGACGTAGACATAAAGACACGGCGGATTCCGAGCAGCCAAACGATGTTTCGGATGAATCTATACAAATAGAAAGTATAAGTAATAAGCCGGACATTCGAGAATACGCTTCTCAAATTATGAAAACATGTCAATATACTAATTACGCAACCGTTACTGATGAAGCGGAGAGCGATGATGTAACGAAGGAGGAATCTGAAGATATGGGTGGACCATATGTAATAACACCCGAGGAATTCAGCGAATGTGAGTACGATATTGTAAGTCTTACTTATTATGCGGATGGAATCCTCGCAAATGACCAGGACGAAATTATAGAAGATGTCGATGACGTTGTCGGCAAAGATTCACTAAATCACTTTGGAGAGTATGAGGACGATTCTGTTTACGTCAGAGATGACGCATTGAAGATCGACTACGAAATCCTTCGTGACGTTAGAAACTATAATGATATTCACGAAGTATAATACATGACAAGAAGTGGTATAAACAACGAATATTTCGACTGGTTATCTAGTATAGTCTGTGAAAACAGATATTCGGCGCAAGTATCTTATAATAAGTTACTAATGCGTCTACACAATACCGAATTTAGGTATTTGTTAGTTATGGACAAAAATAGAGCCAACGACGGAATAGATTTGCGATACCGATTCATTTTGGCGCATGGTTACGAAGATGTTTATGACGACGTCATGGATTATTTAGGCGGGCCATGCACGGTTCTCGAAATGATGATAGCACTAGCTATTACCTGCGAGGAAGATATTATGGATGACCCAGCAATGGGTAACAGAACTGGACAATGGTTCTGGGGAATGATCGTTAATCTCGGTCTAGGCTCCATGATTGATGACCGATTCGATAAAAGATTCGTTGATGATACTATTAAAAGACTCCTCGATCGCGAGTACGAACCCGACGGTCGGGGCGGTCTTTTCACAGTTAAATATTGTGACCGAGATCTTCGAACTGTAGAGATTTGGTATCAATTATGCTGGTATTTGAATAATATTACATAATTTTGTGAGGATGATATGACACATAGAACTATATTAGAACAATTCAATTTATATTTTCCGCAGTTCTCACGAGAAGTAGAATCGTGGTCTCCACACGGTAAAAATACTATACGTATCAGATCTATAAGTAGACGAGAATATATATACAAGTTTAACGGTATGGATGACTGGAGTTTAGAAACAATAGACAGTTTCATTAATAGGATGGATCTTGTCAAAAAACTAGAAAGGAGTACCCCATGTGATTGACTTTTTGATGATTGCGACACGCAGCTCAAAACGTGGCGTTATAGAAATCTATCCAAAATTCATCATCAAAAAGAGCTCCGATCTAATGATTCGAGGTGGCGACTTCTATGCTATATGGGTCGAGGAACGTGGATTATGGTCTACGGACGAACAAGACGCAATAAACTTGATCGACCGTGAACTCGATCGATATGCAGAAGAGAATCGTAATAAATTCGAAGGTACAGTAAGGGTCTTGCATCTATGGGATGCTGAATCCGGAATGATAGATGCCTGGCATAAATATTGTCAAAAGCAGATGCGAGACTCGTTTGTTATGTTGGATGAGAAATTGATATTCTCAAACACGGCTACAAATAAGAAAGACTATGCTAGTAAAAAGCTTAGTTATCCTCTCGAGGTCTGTAAAACACCTGCGTACGATAAGCTCATATCTACTTTATATTCGGAAGACGAAAGAAGAAAGATAGAGTGGGCCATCGGTTCTATCATATCCGGCGATTCGAAGAAGATACAGAAATTTATGGTTCTGTATGGTTCTGCTGGTACTGGTAAATCAACTATATTAAATATTATTCAGCAGCTCTTCGAAGGCTACTATTCTGTATTTGACGCAAAGGCTTTAGGTTCTTCAAGTAACGTATTTGCTCTGGAAGCGTTTAAGGATAATCCGTTGGTTGCTATTCAACACGACGGCGATCTTTCAAGAATTGAAGATAATACGAGAATTAATAGTTTGGTTTCCCACGAGCGAATGACCGTCAATGAGAAATACACTAAAACATATTCTAATCAATTTAAGTGTTTCTTATTTATGGGTACGAATAAACCGGTAAAAATTACAGATGCGAAGTCTGGTCTTATTCGAAGACTTATCGATGTAACCCCATCTGGTAACAAATTAGATCCTAGAGAATATAAGACGATTATAAAACAAGTCGGATTTGAACTTGGAGGAATCGCTAGTCATTGTCACGAGGTATATTTAAGTAATCCTGGACAGTATGATGATTATATTCCTATCGCGATGATGGGGGCGTCTAACGATTTCTATAACTTCATCATAGATTCATATCATATATTTTTGAATGATGATGGAACTACCTTGAAAGCAGCCTGGGAAATGTATAAGACTTATTGCGACGACGCAAAGGTTCCTTATCCGTTATCTCAACGGAGCTTTAAAGAAGAACTTAAGAACTATTTCTGGCAATACGATGATAGGTTTAGTTTTGAAGATGGTTCTCGAGTTCGAAGTTATTATAGCGGTTTTAGAACGGATAAATTCGAGACTAAAACCGAAAAGAAAAAAGAAAAAGTAAAACCGAAGCTTATTAAATTTGAAGCTATAGAGTCTATATTTGATAAAGAATGTTGTGATTGTCCTGCTCAATATGCCACGGCAAATGAGACACCATCTAAAAAATGGAGCGAAATAAAATCCAAATTGTCAGATTTGGATACATCACGACTTCATTATGTTAAGGTTCCCGACAATCATATAATAATAGACTTTGATATTCCCGACGAAACCGGCAAAAAATGCTTCGAACGAAATATTGAAGAGGCTAGTAAATGGCCTCCGACATATGCGGAATTAAGTAAAAGCGGACAGGGAATACATCTACATTATATTTATAACGGCGACGTAACTAAATTGAGTAAAGTATATAGCGATCATATTGAAGTAAAGGTATTTAAAGGCAATAGTGCTGTTCGTAGAAGACTTACAAAATGTAACAACCTACCGATAGCGACTATCAGTTCTGGTTTACCCTTGAAAGGAGAGGATAAAGTGGTAAATTTAAATGCCGTTAAAAGCGAAAAAGGACTTAGGAATCTTATAATTAAAAACCTAAACAAAGGTGTACATTCGGGAACAAAGTCCAGCGTCGACTTTATATATAAAATATTGGAAGACGCGTATTCTAACGGCTTAAAATACGATGTTACTGATATGCGAAATGCGATTTATGAATTCGCAGCTAATAGTACAAATCAGGCTAACTATTGTATTAGATTGGTTAATAAAATGAAATTTAAATCAGAAGAACCATCCGCACCTATGGAAAACGATAATGCAAGTATCGTGTTTTATGATGTGGAAGTATTTCCGAACTTATTTCTTATTAACTGGAAAATCGAGGGTGAAGATAAGCCAATAGTAAGAATGATCAATCCAACCTCTGTCGAAGTCGAGGAATTAATGAGATTCCGATTAGTGGGCTTTAACTGCAGACGATATGATAATCACATTCTTTATGCTAGGCTTATGGGTTATGATAATGAGCAACTTTATAGACTGTCGCAAAAAATCATAAACGGAAGCAAAAACGCATTCTTTAGCGAAGCATATAATATTTCATACACCGATATTTACGACTTCAGCGCAAAGAAGCAAAGCTTGAAGAAGTGGGAAATCGAACTTGGCATTCACCATCAAGAACTTGGATTGCCGTGGGATCAACCTGTTCCAGAAGAAAAATGGATGGAGGTTGCGTCCTACTGTGATAATGACGTTATAGCCACCGAGGCAGTATTTAATCATTTGAAAGGCGACTGGACCGCAAGACAGATCCTAGCGGATTTGGCAGGCCTTACAGTTAACGATACGACAAATACTCTAACCACTAGAATTATATTTGGCGCTAATCGTAAACCTCAGAGTCAATTCAACTATCGAGATATGGGTGATATTTCTCAGATAGACGAATGGGCAACGCCTAGAGGTTTTGATGAATATACAGTATTCGATAGTAAAAAACGTCCTATATTCCCAGGATACAAATTTGAAGCTGGCAAATCTACATATCGTGGTGTAGAAGTTGGCGAGGGCGGTTGTGTATACGCCGAACCCGGTATGTATACAAACATTGCATTGCTTGACGTTGCGTCTATGCATCCTGCAAGTATTATCGCCGAACAACTATTTGGTCCGGAGTTTACAAAGCGTTTCCAAGAAATTAGAGACGCTCGTGTCGCAATCAAACATAAAGATTTTGATGCGGCTAAGAAAATGCTAAATGGAGCATTGTCCAAATACTTAAATGACGAAGGAATGGCAGCCGATCTTGCTCAAGCATTGAAGATTGCTATTAACTCCGTATATGGTCTTACCGCTGCAGCATTTGAAAATCCATTCCGTGACGATCGCAATAAAGACAACATTGTAGCTAAACGCGGAGCATTGTTTATGATTAATCTTAAACACGAGGTTCAGAAGAGAGGATATACTGTCGCTCATATTAAGACGGACTCGATTAAGATCCCGAACGCTACACCAGAAATTATTAAGTTCATTATGGATTACGGTCAAATGTACGGCTATACATTCGAACACGAGGCTACGTACGATAAAATGTGCTTAGTTAACGATGCAGTTTATATAGCCAAGTATAAGGACGGCAAACATGCTGGAGAGTGGACCGCAACGGGTACACAATTCCAGATACCATATGTATTTAAGAAACTATTTAGTAAGGAATCAATTATATTTGATGATATGTGCGAAACAAAAGCTGTTACTACAGCTTTACACCTGGATATGAATGAGGGTTTACCGGCCGGGGAGCATGACTATCGATTCATCGGTAGAGTCGGAAACTTCTGTCCTATTAAACCAGGTCTCGGCGGAGGTGAATTACTCCGAGAGGGTAAAGATAA